GCGCTGGCAAATGAGTGGAGCGACCTTCCTCTGGTAGAATGGGGCGTGGATCTGCCGGAGGACTGGCTGACCGCACCCGCGGGCGAACCTGCCGACGCCGAACCGCAGATTGACCGGGCGGAAGAACTGAACAAGGTTTGGCGCGTGAAATCGGGCGACCTTTGGCAAATTGGGGATCATCGGCTACTATGTGGCGACTCCACGAAAAAGGAGGACGTGGGGCGGTTAATGGGGGAAAGAAAGGCAACGTGTGTCTTTACCGATCCGCCGTATGGCGTGAGCATAGGTAAAAAGAACAAGTTTCTAAACAAGATGGCCGGCGGAGGTGGCGCAAACGAGAACGACTTGGCTATGGACGACATGAAGCCGGAAGAACTGAAAGTGATGCTCCTTGCGGCATTCACAACGTTTCGGGCGTTTATGGCCGATGATTGCGCGGTGTTTGTATGCAGCCCACAAGGTGGTGGATTAGGAATGATGATGATGATGATGATGATGCAAGAGGCGGGCCTGGAGGTTCGACATATCTTAAATTGGATAAAAAATTCACCGACGTTCAGTATGGGCAGGCTTGACTATGACTACCAACATGAGCCGATCCTATACACATGGACGAAAACACACAAGCGTTATAATAAAGGCGAATTTCAGACATCACTGTGGTCTGTCGATAAGCCACGCGCCAACAAAGAACACCCGACTATGAAACCGATTGAACTTCCGACAAACGCATTTTTGAACCACACGGACATTGGGGACGTTACGGCAGACATCTTCGGCGGATCAGGCACGTCGATGGTTGCCTCTGAAAATACAAAGCGGAAGTGTCGGATGATTGAGATCAGCGAGGCATATTGTAGTGTTGTGCTTCAAAGAATGCACGATGCGTTTCCGAATATCGAAATTAAGAGGCTTTCCTAATGCCGAAAAATCTTGATAATTACCTTGCAGACCGCGTCTTGACGCGCCAACTCTATTTGATGCGCTTTTCAGCGGGCGAACAGAAGAAAGTCCTGGCCGTCCTGACCCAGATGCAAAAGGAACTCAGGCTCAAGCTCATGGGCGACCTGACGGACTATGGCAAGGCCCGCGTCAATCGTCTTTTGACCGAAGCAAGCAGCATCATTGATGATTATTATACGCAGCTCAAGCCGGACGCCGGGGAGCTTGTCTATAAGGGCGTCCCAAAAGTAGATTGGCGAACAGGGAAAGCAATCACAGAGATAGACGCGACGAAAGCAGGCAAAAAAGCCGCCGGATATTTCACAGACGACAGGGTAGTCGCGCAGAGGTTTGCCGATACATTGACAGCCCCCGGTTATAGCCATGTTATCGAGGCATATGTTGACATCAAAAGGCCGTTCGTGATTGATGCGAAGGGCAGACCGGCAAGCGGATTTATGGTTGACGCGCTCAATCCCTCACACAACAACCCGGAACTCATAGCGGCTATTCAATCGAACAAGTACGACGGATTGATTATAAAAAACACCGCCGATGAGGGGACGATATATCTCCCCAAGGCACCGGGACAGATAAAAGTCAAAAACATGGGAGCGCCCCAAGGGACGGATTTTCCCGACCTCGCCAACCACGTAGCCGAAGCCACGACCAGGCCACTGGCTGCTGTTGGCCTCGAAGCGTCCATCCCGACCGTCGCCACGATGAAGGCCGTCGTCAACGGTTCGCTGATTGAGGGTGCAAAGTCCGCCGACTGGTGGGCGAAACAGAGCAACGACCTGGCATTCAAGTTTGCCGCCCAAGTCCGGCAGGGAATCGCACAAAACGAAACCATGACGCAGATTGTCCGCCGGGTTGCCGGGTCGGAAAAGCTCGGCATACCGGGCATTTTTGAAGGTGCGCGTCAAAATGCGTTCGCGTTAGTGCATACGTCCGTCATGCAGGTGGCCGCCGATGCGAGGCTTGCCACGTATAAGGCGAATGGCGACATCATCAAGGGTGTGAGGCAGTTAAGCACGATGGACGGTCACACGACGCCGACCTGTGTCGCTTATTCCGGCGCTGAATGGGATTTGGAAGGAAACCCTATCAACGGCACGACATTGCCATTCAACGGGGGGCCGCCGAGGCATTGGGGTTGCCGAAGCGTGCTGACCTCGATCACAAAGACGTTTAAGGAATTGGGGATCAAGGGCCTGCCTGAATTGCCGGACACGGGCGAACGGGCCTCCGACTTGGGGCCGATTGACCGCAAGACGACAATGGATCAGTTTTTGAAGATGCACGATCAGGATTGGCAAGACAAGATGCTCGGCAAGGGGAAGGCGCAGCTTTGGAGGGATGGGAAGATCACGCTTTCACAACTGGTAAGCGGTTCAGGGCGTGAATTGACGCTGGAAGAGTTAAAGGCTTTGTGAGGGGATGGGGCTGTGATGAGTCTATGTGGTATGAATCACAACAGGGACGCCAATTTTCTGAGCGTGCCTAATGGTGTATTCGGTGCCTCCTTTGCGGTCTGGCGAAACGAAGGCATGGAGAATGTCAGAGTTTTCGGCAATCAGACGATTACGGGCATAAAATGCCTCAGTGAAAACGTGACGGGGTGAACCTTTGGGCGGTAAAGCAGGAAGGAAAATAACAACTTCAAGGCCAGATTCGCGGGCAGCCTCTTCAGCCCATGAATCAGGGCCGTGGCAACCCCCGGAAACTATAACCGAAGGTTGGGACAGCGTTCCTATAAATGATTTCACGCTGGCGGATGGCTGGAATTTTCTTGATCCGATGACGCCTACTCTCATAGAAGAGGTTATTACCACACAGAAGCACCAAAAGTCAAGTCTTCGCTCTCAGCGCCGGTCTTTTATGGGATGTTTTTCCTTACGGTTAAGAAATAATATTGATTACGCTGCCTTTAAAAAATGGAAAAATGATGCAAACACTGGAATGACCAAGGAAATTGCAGAGATAATCAGTGGCTACATGACAAACCATTATGATTTTATAACAACAGCACCGCCCTCGAAAAATAGAAACCTTGAGACTTATTGTTGTTTTGCCTTATGCCGCGCAATATCTGATTTGACACATATACCATTCGTTATCAGCTTTCAGCAGAGAAAACAGAAATCACAGCATGGCCGCTTCGCTAGCATGAAAGCAGAGAGGCCTTTATTGGTGCCGGGATGGAACCACACAGGGGAATCAATACTCTTTGTCGATGATTTTATCACGTCCGGGATGACTGCAAAATCCTGTTATGACGTTTTACGTAGCTATGACAATCACGTTGACGGACTGATTTATTGTGCTTATTAAGGCGGGCCTGAAAATAATTTAAAAAAGTTCTTTACAATATTTTTTCAGGCGCTACACTTAACAACAAAGGCTGGTAAAGCCAGCCGCAACGGGGTGAAGCCCCACAACGAGGGAGGTTAAGAATGGCTGTTGATTTGAACGAGGCGGAAATAAAGAAAGCAATCGAGGACGCGGTTCAAGAAGCGACATCTGGCCTTGTAGCGAAAAACAAGGAACTTTTGGCAAAACTTAAAACCGCGCAACGGGATTCGCAGATTGATCCGTCCGAACACGCGGCGCTTCAATCCGAATTGGACGCAACGCAGGCAAAGCTGGCGGAGGCGGTCAAAGCGGCGAAGGCGGCGAACACCGAGGCGGAAAAGGTCAAAAAGGCGTATGAAAGCGAATCGAAGTTGACCCATAACCTGCTTGTCGAGAACGGCCTGACGGACGCCTTGACCAAAGCGGGCGTGACAAACCCCGTGCATTTACGTGCTGCGAAAGCGATGCTTTCCGGGCAGGTTCAGTTAGTCGCTGAAGGCGACAACCGGATTGCCAAAGTTGGCGACAAGGCTCTTGCCGATTACGTTGGCGAGTGGGCCAAAGGCGAAGAGGGAAAGTATTTCGTCGCCGCGCAGCAGAACGGTGGAGGCGGAGCGCCGGGAGGCGCTGGCAAGGGCGGCAATGTAAAGTCATTGACGCGGACGGCCTTTGACGGCCTGGATGTGGCGGCAAAAAGCAAGTTCATTGCCGACGGCGGAACGGTGACAGACGCAGCCGCTTAAAGCAGTTCGTTCTTTTAAAATATGAGGTAACGACCGGGGCTTAATGAGCGCCGGATCAAACGGTTAGGCCGTACCCAAAGGGTTAAATGACTCTATGGGTGCGGCTTTTTTTATTCAAAAAAACAGAACTTTAAAAAAGGAGAAAATTATCATGGGATCAACACCGAACACTTTGACCAATCTTATTCCGACCTTATATGAAGCCCTTGACGTTGTGTCGAGGGAACTGGTGGGCTTTATTCCGTCCGTTACCCGCGATTCGCAGCTTGCGCGGGCGGCCATCGGCCAGACGGTTTACTCACCCGTCGCCCCGGCAGCTACCGCCGGAAACGTGGAAGCCAATACAGTGCCGCCTGATGACGGCCAACAGACCATCGGGAGCATTTCGCTTGCGATTACCAAGTCGCGTTATACGCCGATCCGTTGGCAGGGTGAAGAGTCCTTGCAGATGAACAGCCCCGGCGGTTTGGGTGTTCGCACCCTCATGCGGGATCAGTTCGCCCAGGGCATGAGAACGCTGTGCAACGAAATCGAAGCCGACCTGGCTGGCCTGTATCTTTACGGCTCACGCGCCATTGTCCCGCATGACACGACAATCTTTAAAGCCAATCTGGCCGACGCTGCCAATGTCCGCAAAATCCTTATGGACAACGGCGCTCCGACCTCCGAATTAAAGATGGTTGTCGGTACGGACGCGGGCGCTGCTTTGCGTTCGCAGGCGACCATCCTTTCCGTCATCCCCTCCGCGCAGGATATGGCGACCCAGGGCGTTCTCATCAACGCAGCCGGTTTCCAGATTCGTGAATCCGCACAGATTCAGAGTCCCGTTATCGGCACGACCAGCAATGCGACGGTCAGTTCCGCTAATCACGCAATCGGATCAACGTCCATCGCGCTGGCTTCCACCGGCAGCG